CACCAAGATTTCGTTTAGCGCCAAGAGTAACTGAATCGCTTGTAGACAATAGGGCCAACCCGCCATCCGATGCTATGGTGGTAATACCTTGAGATGTGATCTTACTCGACCCTTCAATATTGGTGGACATTTC